TGTAAATCTCGACAGACTGTCGGAGTTTACCGTCGGCGTCGATGTTACGACGAACGTTACCATCACCAGCATTAGCGGATGAAGAACCAGCAGCTTGTGACTTAGCTGAGAACACGCGGCGGTTAGCCGGTGATAGCATTAGCTTAGTGGCTTTACCACCATTCTCGTACACAGCTTGCATGACGGTATCAATGTGTGATAGGGCCAAGCTAACTTTGTCAGCAGAAGTAACAGTAGTGAAAACACCAGTAGTACCGCCACCCATGTTTGTAGGAGCAGCATACTCAGTAGCAGCAGTAGTCAACACGTTTAGTGCTGTAGCTGGTGTAGTAGTAGCGGCAGTGTAGTTGATCCAAGCTTGGTAGCCACCGAAAGTACGGGTGCCAGAACCATTGCTTGATTTCCAAGCGTTGACTAAGTCGAACTCAACGTCACGACGTAATTCAGTACCACGCTTTTTGAGCTGGTAAGCGTATTCGTCAGCAACACCGGCTTGGTCAACAGCACGTTTGGTACCAGTGACGGTAACAGTTTTGCTGTTGATCTGAGTGTAGTTACCTAGGCGAGTACGGAAAGGTTCAGCACCTTGAGCACTGTTTTGTGCGGAGTAAGACACACCCTCAGCAACTGCTGAAGAAGCAGGAGCAGCGAGTTCGTCGGTCTGCCATTCGTGAAACACTGCAGTAGCTTTGGTCTTACCAATTGAGCTAAGGAAAGGTGTCTCATCACGGGAGATCATGGAGATGAAGTTAGCGAGGTCTTCGCGCTCACCAGCATTGACGGAGTTACCAGTAGCACTGGCAGAACGGGCGGCGGCTTTAGGACCACCAGTAGCGAAATTATTTGCAGCCATGTTATATAGCCTTTCTTAAAAGAGTTTTATGTATTCAAAGTTTTTTGCTCACTGAAGAAATACGTTTTAGAAAATCTAACTCGTCTTGTTTAGATCCTTGACCTGAGAGAACTTTACCACGGGCATTGTTATCAGCCTCGCGTGATTTCTGTGAAGAAGGTTGCCCTGATTTAGTTGGGATTGACTTCACGGATGCCACTGCTTTGCGTTTAACTTCACCTGTATCTTTTGCGGTTTTCAACTTGCGGTAGTCGTTAATGAATTTGACAATGGATGGGTCATAGATTGACTCCAGCATCGCTTCCGGGATGCCTTCTTTGATAGCAAATTCACGTACGCTTTTAGCAACTTTATCTGAGTAATCGGGGATTAGTGTTGTAATTTGTTCCCCATACGCTTTCAGTAACTCTTGTTGCTTCTCCACTTGTTGCTGCTGAATCTTACCTGCAATTGCTTTAGTTTTCTCTTCACGGCTGTTACGAGCCTTCCAATAGTCTTCTTGCGTTTGCTCGCGCTTCTCTTTCAAGTCGCGCATTGTGTATGTATCACCCTCTTCACGAGCCTTCTCGATCTCAGCTGTGAGTTTGTGATATTCAGCACCGAGGCCAGTCTCTACGGCAGTTAGTTCTTCATGAACTAAGTTACCCATATCAACCAGCTCTTGTAGCTTTTCTGTTCTTTCTTGTTCGATCTGTTTCTTCAGTTCGCCAAGTTCCCGACCTTTACTTGACAGATGTTGGTCAGTAGAATAACCCTTGCGGATTTCTTCTAGGGAAAGATGTTCTGTTTTTCCATTAATGGTTACAGGTACTTTATATTCCCAATCAATATCTTCTTCAGCTGGTAAGTCAGAATCAGGGGTAGACGTATCATCCTTGACTTCTTCTTTACCTTCCTCATCCAATTTTGAATCATCTTCATCTGTATCATTATTATCATCAGAACCATCGGGAACATCATTGTCCGATTCTGATTCTTGAGTTTGGACATCCTCTTCCTCTTTTGGTAGAGACCCTTTGAGACCCAACAGTTCTGCAACTGGGGAGTTTCGCATGATATCATCTAGGCTGGCTGCTTGACTCTCTGCACTATAGGAACCGTCATCAAAGCTTGCACTCGAAATTTCCGAGGCTGGCGTGTTGGTAGAGAGTTGTCCGATATGTGTGTTCATTAATTATTGTCCTTGTGTCTTGTTTATTGTGCAGTTTTAGCTGCGCGTACTGCTGCCATGCGATCTACTTTAGGAGCATCAGTGCTCTCAATTCGATCTAAAGCTTCAATAGCACCTTGAATGCTAACTAGTTGTGGGGCATAAGCTGCAGCACGACCCGTGCCACCCGCTTGACCACATACAGCAAGCTCTCGAAGGATTTCATCTCGCGATTTGATTAGCACTGAACGTGCATCATTATATTTACTCATCTGTTTCCCCTTCTTGGGATTTATTTGGGTTATTCTGTTTCTGAATGAATGCCATATTAGCACCATACATTTCAATACCTACCATTTTAGCCTTCACTGAGCCTAGTGCCATAGCAGAAGCATACAGGAAGTCTCGTTCTTTGGTAGCATGTGGTTCTGTCTTTAGCCATGCAACAAATAAGTCGCTGAGGATTTCCCCATAGGCGTCACTAAAGAATTGCTCACGCTCTTCCTTAGCAAACATTGATTTAACAAGAGCCAGTTGTGACTCTTTAAAAGGTTCAATTTTAACTTGTCCAATACCAGATGAATAATCCATCTTGGGTTTAATACGGTCAGTAAAACTCTGTTTATACTTATCCATTGTGTCTTTCAAAAGAATCACCACGTACCTAGGCAGAGGTGGTGACCATGTTTACATTTGTTGTGGTGCCATTGCTGGCCCCGGTAGGTTTGGAGGAGGAGTACTTCCAGCAGGAGCACTTGCATCACCGCCTAAGTCTGATTTAATAACTGCACGGGCGATACCCAGCAACTCTTCTACACCCTTGTGAGGTGGTAGCTCAACACCCTCTTTAGCGGCAGCAATATATAGTTTAGCCCATTCTTGCTGTGACTTATCCATAGATACCATAAGTTGTTTTGCATTATCCTGCATAGCATTCTTAGCTTGTACATTAGTTAGGTCAAGAGTTGCTTGACGCTGTGCAATGTCAATCTGAACTTTCTGCTCTTCAAGCTTCTGCTTCTTCTCATTAGCAGCAATCTCACCTTGGCGAGACTTCTCAGCTTTATCTTTAAAGTCTGCAGCAGTGTAGTCTACCATGTAGTCTAGTGGATCTAAGTCCATAGCTTCTAGTGTCTTACATGCAATGCGTACAGCTGCTTGTGGGTTAATAGCGCCACCAGCACCAGCTTGAGTCAAGGCAGGAATAAGCTTAGAGCCAATCAAGTCCATCTTCTTAATAACATTGCTGTTACTGTTCTCACCAACGTCTGCATCAATCGTCATGAGCATGTGGTCAGGTAAAGTAGAGGGATCAATAGACTTAAAGAAGTTATTTTGATCGTAGTACTTAACTGTCTTACCACGTAGCTTAGTCCGGAGTAGTTTGTATACACCATTAACTAAACGAGTAAAACCAGTCTCAGAAAACCGACGAGCCATGTATTGAATACGAAGCTGTGCAGCTGATTGAGCACGAGCCATCTTCTCATCTGAGTTACCAGACACATATAACGTATCATTCAAGCCTTGTGCTGCTTTTGACAGACCTGTAGCTTGTTCTTTATGCTGTTGTAACAACTCAAGAAGTGGTACAGTACCTTGACTGATAGTATCAGGAGTGAGAGAAGCTACAGCACCAGTTGGGTTACCATTAGTAGCAATAATCTGTTTAGGCTTCATGTTCTGCAGTGCAGAGAAGTCAACTACGTTAGGGTCAGCAAGCTTTGGTGAGTAGTTAGTCAAGTAGACATTCTCAACGAACCCACGCATGATAGCTGTAGTAGCCATTGTAGCAGGACGGATCATATCAGCAACTGATAAACCAAAGAACTCGTGTGGTACTTCAAATGGGCAGAGGCTAGCTAGGGGAATAGACTCACAGTCTTCTTCAAGCAAAATAGTGGAACCAGCAATAATAAAATGCTTAAGTTCAGCAATACCGTCGCCATCCCGGTCAACACGCAACCAACACTCAATAACAGTGAGCTGCCGATTAGCTTCAGATGGGAATAATTCACGACTATTACCACCAAGCCAATACTCTTCACCAACAAGACGCTTACGTGCAGCTTGTTCTTCAGTATACTTAGTAGCCCAGTCATAAGAACCATCTCCAATTTGATC